GCCATCAACCCGCTTTCCGTCACGTAGAACGGGGCGCTGCCAGCCGTCGCGTTGCCCGCCCACATCCGGATGTCGTCGCCACCCGTCACCGCAGACGACAAGCCGACAACGCCAGCTACATCCGTGATATACGACGAGCCGATAACCCAGCCACCGATAAAGCCGGAAGTGGCGGTTATTTTGCCGGTCACATCGACGTTCGACGCGTACAGCTTGCCGCTTTCATACACCCGGAAGGGCGGGGAGGAGCCCAATTCATCCCCGGCCCAGATCCGGATGTCGTCATCGCCTGTGACTGCAGAGGAAAGCCCGACTGCTCCGTTCCGCGAAGCCAGCGTCGTCGGCCCGATCAGGTAGCCGCCGAATTCACGAGCATTTTTCGAATCGATATTGCCTTCGACCAGGTACTGTACTTCTTTAATCATTCTGGCCACGTTATCCGCCAGTTCATCAACGGACATTCCCCGGGATACGACCGGGAACCGAATCGTGGGCATTACATCGCCTCCACGGCCGAATAGGCCAGCTTCATGCTCTCGATTGCTTGGTGTTTATCTTCTGCTTCCATGCTTTTTCCGATCGCCGCGAGCGCGACCATGTCCATCTCCAGCTCAAAAATTTGCTGCTGATACTGCTGCAGCCGGCGCTCCTTCAACAGCCGCTTCATTTCTTCAGGTGTTTGCATGGTGACGTTCCTCCTTATACGAGTGGTTTAACGTCTTGTTCGAACGTGAATTCCAAAATATCGACAGGCCCGGTGCCTTGGAATTTCACGCGGATCCATTGCGCGTTCGGGATCATGGTTGTCGGTATCCCAACGCGCGAGCTGGAGATCACCCCATCAGCATTGATGGATCGGGCGAGCAGCCAGTCGTCATCGCCGGAAGCTGACTTACTCAAATACACCTGCAGCGTGCTGCCCTCCGGCACGACGCCAGCAAAAAAGGCGCGGTACCAACGAATCCGCTGGGCCAGTGATCGGGCGCTGAACGGTTTGCTCACCCAGTTCCATGTGATGGCCGTGCCGGCCGCCGTTGTACCGCCGATCTGCAGCACGCGGCCAGATGCGTCGCCCATGTACCAGTTAGAACCCTTTTTGGCCATGAACACCGGCGCAACGTCCTCCCACACGTACCAGGTGTTGTTTGTCGGGTCAAATTCCAACACGGTATCCGGTGCGGAGCTGCTGGTGACCGGGATGGCCACGTACAGTCGGTTGCCGTCCGTACCGATGCATGCGGTATTCCTGGCGGAAGGGTTCATGCCGCGGATGTAACCGCGGACGCGAACGGCGAAGGTATCGTCCGGCCGGGAACCACCATTGTACCGGTAGATGCCGGTGTCATCGACGAAGTAGGTGATGGCGTTTAGGTTGACGCAGCATTTGTTGTTGAGAATGCCGATGTCCTCCGCGGCCGGGATCAGCCGGTAGTCGCTGGCACTGGTCCCGTACAGCTCGTGCATCGTACTCGGCTTAAAGATGATGACGTGGCCGCTGCCGGCCTTCAGGCCGCAAATCGTTTCGCCATCGTTTGTCTCCACGACGATGACGCCCGGATCGGCGTCGTCGCCGTTGACTGTCGTCCAGTCGTCGGCGATCCGAAGCGGAGAAAAATGCAGCTCATTGCCAACCGCACAATACAGCCGGTTGTCGTGCTGCTCGATGTAGTTGCCGCCGGTTGGCGCACCAGTCAGTGCCTGAACGGTTGAACCGTCGTAGCGCTGGATAGGATCGACACCATTGGCCGCGATCAGATTTATGCCGGCGAGATTGCCCATGAAATTGCAAAAGCTCCATTCCGCGGTCGTGGACAAACCAGACTTGAGCGCCGACGACCAGGCGGTTCCGGTCCATTTGCGCCAGGTGCCGTCGTTAAAAATGGCGTGCAGCTCAGTATCCTTCCAGACGCCGAGACCCAGCACACGGGTTCCGATCGCACTGCCGAGCAAAGAAAATCCCGGCTTCACGGTAAGCGCCGGGTACTTGGCGCTCGTCAGGTTTTTGGTCACGGTCGCCTCGCCAGCGTTGATCGTAAAAGCGTCTTCCCGGTTTATTCCGGCAAAAATGCTGATCGTTGTCACCGGCCGCGCGCGGACGGGAGGGTAGAGTTCCATGAATCGCACCTTCCTGAAGCGTGTCAATTGACTGGCAATTTATTGACAGTATTGTCGCTAATCCGTATGATCAAAGAAGTAAATATTGTGCCGGAGTGAAAATCAATGATTAATCTATTTTATTTTTTGTTGCTCATGTTATATGCAGCCAGCTTGACATACCATATACCTGGTGCCGTAGTGGCTGTATTATCCATGTTGTTTTTCTTAGTCGCGTACAAAAGATTCAAAAAATTATCAGGAAATAAGACAACAGCGCTTTTGCAAATTCTTTGTTACAGCATACCGATGTCATTTCGTAATTTCATGGGCGGCGATTATGGATCACTTCCAATTGCATGGTTCTATTTGATTGGCGCAGTGCTACTAATCCATCTACTATCTCTTAAGAAGCCGATTAAACTATCACCCGCCTTCGCGATCTACTCTTTGATGATAGTATTATCTATGATTTTCTCGACTATCCCCTTGATGTTGACGAATTATAGTTTCATTACACAGGGGATGTCGCAATTTTTAATAATAGTTTTTCATAGCATCCTCGTTTTAATTGCTGTCCATAAAAATGGCATTATTGATGTTAATAACTACGCCGCGGTGGAAAAAAGCTATGTTGCTGCCGGTCTCTTTACAAGCTTGGGGATTATCACACAGTACATACTTTTGAAAAACGGAATCGCAATTGGGATCGTTGAATATTATAATTTTCGTATGTCAGTAAATTTTCTGTTTGCAGATGCCAGTCATGCGACACTTTATCTGGCAACAGCGGCTTTTCTGTCCGTTCTACTGTCGAGTAATAAAGATAACAGCACATTAAAATACAATGTTACCGCCATTCTAATTCTTGTAGGAGCTGCGGTTACATCTGCTAGAACCGGACTGGTCGTTTTCTTCGCTCTTTATGCACTATATATACTTACCGGGCAAAAAGGGATATCTAAAAAAATAATGGCCGTCTTCATCGGAGGCATCGCCTTGTATGGCGCATCTGTGCTGTACAAACTTGTAAGACAGCAAAGCCTCTCAGATATCCTTTTAAATTCATCCGGCCGTACAGACGGATACAGCGCAGCGTGGGAAATGTTCCTCGATAACCCGTTGCTTGGGTACGGATTTGGAAAGGATTACATCGCCTCCCTTATGGGGTACTCCATACCACATTTGTCTTTTTTACAATACATGATCCACGGCGGCGTGTTCTATGCCCTAATACTATTTGGAATAATCGCGTACGCTTACTTCTATGCGATAAAGCTTAAAAATAACGTATCTTGGTTATTGTTAGTGACCATAGTCGGTACTTGCCTCATTCCAGATATATTTAGCACTCGTTACATAACTTTGTTAATGCTGATGGTATTTCTAAAGAGTAGCTATACCACTAAAGCGCAGACCCTATAGGGTTTGCGCTTTTTTCTTATACCCACGACGAACCATTCCACGTGACTAGCGAAGTGGTTGTCGTGTCATAGTAGGTGTATCCTGACAGCACGTTTGTCGGTCGCTGAGCAGTCGTCCCTGATCGGCGTGGGTAGACCGTTGATACAAGTGCACCTTCGTTGAGATTGTCCGCGACAATAGATTTGTTCGGATCGACCCCTGCGAAGCTGGAGATCAGCGTCGTTACACTTTTTCCTTGGTTATTTTTGATGATCGCATTCGTAGCTTGGTTGCTGGCCGAAAACAAATTCAAGCTGAATCCGCTATTCATACTGGCAAAGGCATTGTCCGTTATGGCAAGCGTATCTGTCGCGACCTCTTGGCTTCTTACGTTGAACCGGCAGCCCTCGACATCGGTCGCTGTTCCTGTGTTGCGCATGTAATTGCCGACGTACTGCAGGTTCTTGACGCCGCATGTGGAAGGGAATTCGATGCCAATGTGCGTAAACCCGTCAGACGTGTTTAAGTCCAAATACATGACGTTGTCCGTGAAGAACACATCGCGCGTCTGTGTGTTGAACTTGGCGACCTGCTTGATCAATTCGCAATAGTTTTGCGAAAAATCAAGCGAAAACAGGCTGATGTAACCAGCATCGACGATCAGATTGCATTTGCGGATTTGATTGCCGCCGATGTCAACTTGTGCAAGTGTGCTGTTTTGGTAAAACTTGAACACGGTTCCGAAGTTGTTGATGATGTTGTTCGAAAATTTATACCAACCAAATTGGATATAGAACGCGTTCATAGAGCGATCGGACTGGCCGATAAATACGCAGTTGTTGAAACTGTTCTCGCGATAGTACGTATCTGACGATCCGTCTGAAATCAATTGGACCATATAGCCAGTCGATGTCGTCCCGCTGAAATTGCAATGCGAGAAAACGATGCGGCCCAAAAAATTCGACACCAGGTAGTTGACTGTTGCCCCAGAACCCGATATGTCGCAGTTACTTATGAGCCAGCGCCCAGCTGCAGAAAGATCACCATTCGTAATTCGCGAATTGAAAAACTTCGAGTTGCTGACGTTTAAGCCGGGCCCGAAACCGCCCAGACCATAGTAGCACTCATCGAAAATGCAGTTTACTGCAACAGCGTTGTTCGCACCGTGTAATGAGAACCCGGATCGCATGATTGAATTGGGAAACGTTTGAGCAAAGTGAGTTCCATTGTAATAGGCTGTATATTGCCCATTTCGGATGCAATGAACGTTGGAAAGTGAAACCTTGTTTACCTCTTCGAAATCGATTCCGGCAAGCGAACTGTCTTCGCAAATCACATTGCTGATCGTAATATAATCCGGACGGTAGACCGTATTGTCTCCAGCTAAAGAAAGATTGTTTCGTCCCGACCTTTTGAAGATACAGTTGGAAATGACGACATTTTGCAGCGTCCCCGTCCCGTCGCTGCCGTAGCTTTCGATAATGAGATTGTCTCCGACATTCCGCCCGTCGCTCGCTGCGCCCTCACAATACAAACCGTTAATCCAAACATCGAATACGTTGTGTTCACCCCAGCGCTTCACCTGGACGTTGTTCGTCCAGGAACCTGAATCCGAAATATTCCCTCCATTTACGACGGAAAGATCGTTCAAAGTGATTCTCTTTACGTCGGCGGTCAATGCCTCGACTGCGATACGGCTTTTTTTTCCGTTGCAATCAAGCTTGAAATTATCCAGGCGGACATTTTCAACATCATGTAAGAAGATGTTCGAATCGTTCGTCAACGCCTTCAATACAGCCGTCTGTCTGTCTGTGCCGACAAGGGCTACGTTGCTTTTGAGATATAAATTTCCGGAGAACCCGAATGCGGAATCACGCGGAATAAACACCTCTCCGCCGCCGATACTGATGGCATATTCGATTGCCTTCTGGATCGCCGCTGTGTCGTCGCTTACACCATCACCGACAGCACCGAAGTCCTTGATGTTGATGACCAAGTCACCCCAGATATTCTTGATGTTCGCGGCGGCGGCGAGCTGCGAAGCGATGTTTTCTACTTTCGTTCCCATGTCGTCACCTCACACGAACCGGGGGCAACTCCGGCTCTGGATTGGCTCGCTTGAAATCCTTCAGCAAGCTTTTGTACTGGATGATGAAACCATTGGCGGCGTCGAAGCGTTGGTCGGATTCGGCCAAATGGATGCAGAGCGCATACACGAGCAGATTATGAAAATCCGGATCAAAATCCGGCGTTACGTTCAAATTCGTATCCGTCAGCTTGGCAGGCTCCAGGTAATGCACGATCAGCAGCCCGTTCGCCGCGCTGGCCGCCGGCGTCGGGTACAGGCCAATGGCATTTTCATAGCGATACCAATACGGATCTTCCGCATTGCGATCCTCGATTTCCTCTGAATCATACTCAGCACCGTTGACCAAAACGTACAGGATCTTCGAAATATCGAAATCGAGCGGGTAGAAGGGATTGCCGGCGACGAGATCATACATGGTCGTCGTCTGCTTCTTGTACACCGTGCGAAATATCTCGCCCTGGACGATGTTCAATTTCCGCACTTTCGAGCGGGTCGTCAGTGCGTTCGGGTACTTCTCGTCGACTTCTTCGATGATTTCCGCCACGGTCATGGCCACGGGTATCACGCTCCTGAATGGATGAGAAGGCAGGCGCAGCGCCTGCCTTCCTGTCGTTCAATGGCCGTTTATTAGGCCTTCGAAGCTTCTTTCTTAACCGGCTCCGCTTCAATAAATGCAGAGCCGTTGAGCCGGTGCTTGCGCAGAAATTGCAGTTCCTTCGCATCTTCCGTCGCGTAAATGCCATCTTCAAACTGAATGTGCTGGCCGGGAACGGGGTTCGCAATCCCATTGACGATTTGCATCGTGTTTGGGCGGATGGTCAGCACCTGATTTTTGCACTTGCTCACAAATTGCGGCATCGTATTTCCTCCTTATTTGCCGGCGATCGTCGCCGTAATCGTGACAGCATCGCTCGATCGCAGCCGGACATAGCGAGCTGCCGTTTGAAAACTGATGTGGAAGTCACCTGCTCCCGACAACACAACGCTTTCCCCGGTATCGAAATACGTGGTGTCGTCTTGGCTAATCCAGGCGGAGATCGTCGTCGCGCCGTCCGCGGTACCGAATGCGCTGATGCGGTACTGATAGAAGCAATCGACAGATGCGGAATCGTCACCCGCTCCCACGGCTGCATCATCCCAAGCATTGGCGGATGCGCCGACAACCGGGCCGGCGGCCTGCAGAGGATCGCCACCGGACTCCTGCCTCAGCACAACGTCCTGCACGAAACTCTTGCTTTCCTCGAACGGATCGCCAAGGCGGCGGTATCCGTCTTTCATGCGCGTTCACCTTCTTTCCGGAACGAATCCGCTGCCCTACAGCAACATGTTCGCGCCGATCGAATAGGTCAGCGCGTCGCCATCGCTGGCGGTGGAGATGACACGCCACTCCGCCGGCAACACGGCGGAGGCGCTGACGTTCGACGTTGCGGCAATGCCTGGATAAACCGTCAGCGTCGTGGTGCCCGTATCGGTGATCGCGGCACTGGTCAGCAGCGTGTAATATTTGCCGCTGAGCGGATCCTTGCCCTGAATCGAAAACGTCACACTCGGCGTTGCTGACTTGCCTGTAGCGTCGATCGTCACCGCCACGCCGCGGTGGTGCTGATTGGCCTGATCAGGGAAGTTCGTCGACGCCGTGCGGGCCGCGCTGGCTGCAATTTTGCGGTAATAGTTCGTATTTTCCAGCGCCATTAGCCCGTCACCCCTGTGATGACGGCGTGCGTTTTGGGCAACGAAACCTGCAGGCCCGCCTCCGTGAGATACTGATCTTCGCGCGCGTCGGTGTCGTTGTCTTGAATATTCGTCTGCAATTTCGTGTCCCGGCCAGCCAGCGGCCGGTATTTGACGTTGGCCGGATCGATGACGATCCCGTAACCGCCATAGACCGCGCCTTCCAGCACCATCTGTTCGTTCATGAGGTGATATTTCCCGTGCGGCGTGATGTAGTCGAAAATGGCCAGGCCGAATTCTTCTGCATCTTGGTTGATCTGCAGCTTGCCGAATGCCCAGTCGTTGATAACCGATAGCAAGCGCGCCGAGCAAAGCATGATCTTTTCCTTCGATCCGTACTTGAACACAACTTCCGAAATGTTGTTGTCAAACTCGGACTTCGTGAGCGCGCCGCCGGCATCGTAATTGTTTTCCGTGAGGAAGGAGAGCAGACCCCCGGTCGTCCGTTTCGGGTTGGTTCCGGACGTGTCCAGTTTGCGTTCGCCAAATACGAAGGAGCGGGTGATGTCGATCTTGTGCTCGGCTCCTTTTTTGTTCTGTTGGTATGCGATGTCCTTGCCGCCATACATTTTCGTGGCAGCTGCCGTGTTCGTGATGCCGAAAGTCGTTTTGAAAATCTGGGTGAAGTTGTACTTCGGCGTTTCGGACGTCGACTTGATCGTCAGCTTGCCCGATCCTTCCTGCGAAGCGTTCCCGATAATGACGAGCGCGTCATTGTCAACGAGTGCTGCGGCGCTCGTCGTGCCGAAGCCACGCACGACGGTGAGCTCATTCACATTGTCGCCGTCCGGATTGATGATGGTCACCAGCATAACTTCACCGGTGCGCGGAACTTTGACCACGAAATTGACCGCGAAATAATCGCCGTTGTCGACGACGATCTTCGTGTCGCTGTCCGAGTAACCACCGCCGTTGTTGATCGCATCCCAGCGCGCGCCGAGATCGTCTTCGAGCCATTCAAACTTCGGGTTGTTCGCTACCTCCATGTTTTCCTTCGCCATCTTCAAAAACGAAAGGAAGGGGGTCGCGTTCGGCTGCAGCAGTGCGATTTTTTCGGACATATCAATGACCATTTTGTTGGCGATGATATTGCCCGTACTGCGTACTCCAGTAGTCATGTCGTCATCTCCTGTCTATGAATGGGATGGAACCTTAACGCCTGAACAATCCGCGGCCGCGGCCAGCGTCGACAATGCTGTCCGCGATTTGGTCGGCTTCGGACTTTTGAGGCGGCGCTGCCTGGCGTTTGGTCGTGGTGTTGATTTGAGCGCTCGACTTCGCGCGCCGGTCGGCAGCCGCAGCTTCACGCCCTTCGGCCACGGCTGCCTTGTATACGTCCGCGGTGCGTGTCGGCCACAGTTCCTGCGCAGCCATACGTAAGACACGTTGCGTCGGGTTTTGCGCCAGACGTGGGTTGCCCAGCTCGCGGGCGATATCAGCCACCCGTTCGAAGAGCTGAGTCATGCCTTGTTCAGAGCGGACCTGCACGTAATCCTGAACAATCGGGTCCATGTTGGCCGCGAGCTGATGCTCTTGCTCCCGCGCATCATACACGGCCGTTTTGGCTCCGACGACCTGGTCAATCAAGTACTGCATGGTCGCGAGCGGATTCTTCTCGAAATTCGTGAAGAAAATGTCGGTCAATTCCTGCTCCGACATCGCAGGTTGGGCCGGTTGCTGGGGCGTGGTGGGAGCGGGTTGCTGCTTGGCCTTCCATGCTTTGGCCAAGTCTTCTTTCGTTCGGATGGGGCCTTCATCCTCAGGATTGTCGCCCGCTTCTTCCTCGGCTGCTTCAGCTTCTTCACCTTGACCTGGTTGTTCTTCCTCGCCAGCTTCAGCGGCCAACTCCTCTTGCTCGCCTTCCCCAGCACCCGCTTCGGCAGCAGGATCCACGAACGGTTCATCTCCAAAAAGTCCCATGATGCAGTACAACTCCTTTCAGATTCGAAATGTAAATCGTTTCTGATTGCTAGTCGGTGACGATGATCCAATCATCGGCCAGCAGATCGGTTTGCGACGGGGACCACGGTACCCGGCAACCGTCCGGATATACCGGATGCCCGCTTGGGTATTCGATATACAGGTAGGGAGCCGTCATTTTGCTGCCCGTATCCGGACGCTGCATTTGAATCCACATTCCCCGGCCATTCCAGCCGCTGCGGGCGACCCGCTTCCCGGCCTGCAGGAAATCAAGTGCCATCCCGAATTCGAATTTCGCATCGGCCCCGATAACCACATCGTTACTTCGATCCGGCGGTTTCGATTGCTGAGCTGCCGAAATGAAGCCGATGGTTGTTTCCTGCGCAGCGCGCTCCTTCTGATAGGGCATCCAGTCCCATTGGCCCGGGCCATCGCCCTGTGTGACGTTCTCGTTGAAGTACAATCCGGTCGGGTTGATCACGCACAGGCTGACCAGGGTTAGGCTGATAACGGCCGTAATCACGGCAGCGCGTTGAATGCTGGCATGCTCACCGCCGGGCGAACCGAAGCTCTTGTAATACACCATTCTGCCTACTGTCGGTTGCATCTTCATTCTCCTTCGTCATGGTTGAGTATGGCGTCAATCTTGTGCCGGACTGATTCGTGAGCCCGGATCGTAGCCCGGTGCCGGATCACGTCTTCCATCGCCTGGCAAGTCATCAGTTGATCCCGGCTATGGGCGACGCGACCGCTGAGATAGTCTTCGATGATTCGCCACCCTGGAGTCAACTGCATTTGCCGGATCGCTTCCGCTTTTTCTTCCAACGTCATCGTTTCAGCCCCTTCCGCGTTTTGCGTTTATCGCAGCTGCAGACCACGTTCTGATTGTGCCGCGATGTTTGCGCCGGCGGGTGATTCGGACATCGCCGGCGGACCGGTAGCTGCTGGTTGCGGCGGCGTCATCTGCTGCTGGAAGGCTGCGAGCTCTTCGTCAGACGGCAGCAGATCGTCGGTATCCTTGAAATCGAATGCTTCGTAAATCTTCTTCAGGAGGTTGCGCCGCTTCAGCGGGAACTGGCCCATGAACGGATCTTTGGCCACGATGCTGTAGAGCTGCACAAGCCGCTGCTTGTACGCTTCCTTGTTCGCGCTCGGCTCGACACTGCTGCCGGCAGCGGTGAGCCGGAATTCGCCTTGAATATCCTCGGGGGATATCTCCAAGAATTGATCGGACTGATCGCCGTCGAGATCCAGAATGCGCGGCTCCGTGATGAACTGCTGGTTCAACTGAATCATCAACCGGCTGACCCCGACAAGCAGCTTCTTCTCGGCCGACGAGATGATGAGCTTGAACCGCAAGCTGGCATTGTTATCCGTCGTCATCGTCTCGGTCGCGGTATTGCCGCTGCCGCCACTGCCCATGACCACGTCGTGAGCACCGGTAGCATCCTGCATATCCGATTTGATGATGGATTCCTGCGTGAAGGAATCGCCAGTAATCGGGTTCATCCGCAGTTCCTTAATATCGTCATGCTCTTCAACCAGGATGCGGCCGTTCATTTTCAATTCCCAGTTCCGGGGTGTAACCTCCGCACCTCGTCGCTGCGTAAACATACGGCGCAAGGATGACGAACGGAAGTCGATTCGTTGATTTCGCTCCGTATTCAGCTCATCCTGCAGATCCTCTACCACTTCGATAATGCCCAGTCCGTAAAACTCACCAGGATCTTTCGTGTAGGTGTCCTTTACGTAAGGTTTTCTCTTGTGGTAGAACGGGTTGGGACCCTCCAGCACGATACAGCATCGGTTGATAATGACGACATGCATGTCGTCTTCCCAGTAATAGTGCACTTCATAAAGGGTCTGTTCGTCGTCCAGTGCTTCATCGACGGTCGTAGACGGCATGCCGACAATACTTTGCCGGTAGTCCCGGGCGTTGTTCCCGGTACTTGCCTTCCCGATCTTCTTCCAATCGACTTGCCAAATCCCATCGTCGTGCTTGGCCTGGATATAGGCGCGCGTCTCGAAACCGCGATGGCCGCAATACCTTGCATCGTTTATATCTTCCGCGGTGGGGTCGACGAAGAACAAGCCCAGGTCCAAGAACTTCAGCTCCGGATCGTCATATGTGGTCTCCAGTTCAGGAACCGGCCGGTACGATTGAACAGGCTGCTTGTTTTCGTCGAGCAGCGGCTCCGGTTCGCCGCCCTCAATACGTAGCTGTACTGGCGTAAGCTGCTTCCGAATGCGTTTACGTTCCTCATACTTCCACCCGACAAAAGCAACGGTTGTTCCGTAGAGCCCCATTATTTTCAGCCCTACGTGAAACTTGTCCTGGATGTCGAATGGCGTATTCTGCTGGTAATCCAGCAGCATTTCCTGCGCGGCCGCCGATTTGTCCCACGGCTTTTCCGGTTCATCACGGTAGGCCAGCCATTCCTTATAGTTCATTGGTCGGCCGCGCACCGTGACATAGGGACGGGCCGCAAACAGCGTTTCGACCAGCCGCGGCAAAATCGTTTCGAGTTGGACGAACGAGTAGGGGATCGAGATATTTGACCGTTCCTTCAGCACCTTGCCATGTTCGTCCTTAATCTCATCGACCACGTTGCGCCAGCGCTTATAAAAACGGGCCCAGCGATCGCGGTATCGGGTATCGCGATCATTCTCCGCCGTCTCGATCCGGGTGAGATACTTGCTCAAATGTTTCTGATCCAGCTTTTTGGCCATCAGTATCCCGTCCTCCCGAATGCCGTTGCATGACCTGGCCCGTCTTCTTCCGGTTCGTACGGCGTCATCCGCTGCTGCGAACGGGCATGATGGGCAATCGCCAACGACATGATCAGGTCATCATGCTTGCCGAACTGTGCTTCCGGCTTGCCCCGTGCAGACCGCACAAACGTCATCATTTCGCTTAGCGTCGCCAGGTCGTTAATCAGCCCGATATTCTCGCGGGCGATCGTGACGAGCTCGGCGATGATGACGGGCCGGGTGACCGATGTCGTTTGAAACCCGTATTTCTGTTGCTTCTTCTGGGTGATCTCGTCGATCACCTCCCGGCGGTACATGCGCCGGTACCCGAGCCGCTCCAATTCCTTGATGGGGTGGAGATCAAAGTTCATTTCCACGGACAGCAGTGCGTAATTGAAGAACTTGCCGTAGCAGTACATCTGCTTGGCATACAGATCGGTGTCCTCGTGGCCGTGCCATACTGCCGCCTGGTTGCCGGTGATGTTGTTGATCATCTGGCCAGCCGAATAATCGACGCCGCCTTCCGCCGTATCGCCGCCCATCACAAACGGGATGTTCGCCAGCGGATATTCGTAGATCGTGACCACGCCGTTAGGGTCGGGCAAAAACTTGATGGAGCTGTCGACGATCTTCTCGGCGCTGTACTTGTACACGAAACTGCCCCGTAGCGGCGGATTCGCTTTATACTTCTGCTGCAGGTATTCGTAGCGCGCCTGCACCTTCTTGATGTCGAATACCGGAAGACCCGTAGATAGAAACGCCTCCAGCTCATTGCTGGGGTATTCCTGCCGAAAGACGTCTTCCTTGCTTCGATCATGCCGCTGAGGCATCTCGCTGATCTTCCAGCGCCGCCATTTCAGTTGCTCGTCATCGACGCCGTACTTGGCCCTCAGTCCGAGTTCCTCGTCGTCGTAGACGAGCACTTCGTTTTCATGTAACGGCAGCCGGTATTCCGGATGCTGGTACCAGGCGAAGAAATGGGCTTTCCAATTAGCCTTCTTGCCGCGGGCATCCCAGTACGTTTGGTGATAGTAGTTGCCGACGCCATTGGCGGTCGATTCGATGACCACTTCACCATCGTATGGGACGGCCTGCATGAGCCCTTCCATCGTTTCTTCCGGATTGGGCCAGAAGGCGACTTCCGAACACAGGAGATAGTTGAACGTCTGAGAACGGCCAAACGTTTTCGTGCCGGCCGTACCGACCAGGATGCGGGAATTCGTCCCGGCGAAAAAATACTCCCGCTTGTTCCCGTATTTCGGCTTTTTCTGGCCGGCATTCAGTTCGTCTTTTTTCTCATCCGGCAATTCCTCATACATGAGGCGGACCATCTGAAACATCTTTTGCGTCGAGTCCGCATCATGGGCGATGATAGCCGCCGTGACGTTCTTCTCGTTAATCACCCGTTCAAAGAAGCGGGCAATTGTAAGCGTGGAAAAACCGAGCTGGCGCGGCTTGAGGATAATGTCCCGCTTTGAGCGCTCATCCCAGTACATCGCCTGGATCGGATTGAAGGCCATCGGGATGACCCGCTTGTCCTTCGTCCGGATATACAAGTTCGCTTCGATATATTGCCGCGTGCTGACAGGAATTTGGGCCTCCGCTTCCTGCCGGGCTTTCTCCTGTGCTCGCTTGTGAAAGTCGGAGAAAAGAGACACAGCATTCACCTGCAGCTTTCTGTTTTCATTCCCGCTTCGAACCGCTATCGAAATCGCGTTTCAATTCGCCTTCAAATGCCTTCAATTCGCCTTTCAGGCCGATCTGCCACCATTCGGACGATAGAGGCCCGAAACGCTTACAGGCGCTTCTACGCGCCCGCTTTATCGGCGCCCATATCCGCCACTTTCCCGAGCGTATCGTCGGCAATTTCAAGTAAGCGGGCAGCCAGATCCGGATGATGCAGTTCGATCTCGGCGAAGACGGACAGCCGAAATTGCCGGTACGCATTTTCGTATTCCGTGCGCAAGTCGGCATACACCTTATCCTTGTAGGCTTTCACCCGGCTTAGCTTAATCATGAGGTCGATCGCTTTGTCCGGCGGCATGTCGTCGAGCTCTTCTTCGATTAGTGCGATCTTTTCGCTCAGCTTGCCGACAGCGATCTGCAACGCACCTTCGGTCAGTGACCCGTCGTCATCCTGGTTGAGCTTGGCCACGCGAACGAGTTCGCGGACGCGCGTTTGCGTTTCGATCAACCTGCCAGCAAGTTGTTTGGTTTCCAGCGCGTAGCGGCCGATCGTACTTTTCGAAATGACATGATCTTGTTGGGCCAGCCAGGCTGAGATCTCCGTGTACGTTATCCCGGTGTCGAGCAAGCGTTCATCCAATTCGGTCCGAAGCTCGGGAGGCAGATCGTACACCTTGTTGTGTTTGCGGTACTTCTTGAACTTTTCCATCACATTGTGATGTTTTCATCTTCTCGCGTTCCCTCAACGAGTTGATAGCCAAAGCGGGTCAGGTGTATTTTGTCGCCATCATGATAGATGCCGAGTTCGCCGCCGGCTGGCCGGCAAATATACTGCGGCTGCCGTTCGTCGTTCGGATTGCCGCTCTCCAGGAAGTGCAGATGCACATCCAACTCCGAGCTGCGGAACATACTGTCTTCGATCGCGAGTCGCAGCCGTTCGACTGTGATCGGCTTAGGGTGGAAGAGGGCGCAAGTCCTGATGATTTGGCCGCGGTCAAACCGATTTTCCTTAACCTTGCGTTCGTCGAATTTCATGCTCTGCCCTCATCTCTGCGTGTACTGAGTTTGATAATTTCGTCGTAGATCTTGTCGAGCTTACGGTCGGTTTGCGCCGTGGCGCGAATAAAGTCGTCCTTCAGCACAAAGCGATCGGCGGCATCAAGCTTGTATTGCTGCAGTTCATGCTCCAACGTAGCCATTCGCTGCTGGAGTTCTTCATCCCGTTTATCTGCCGCCGTCTTGTAACTCTTCAGGAAAAACGCGATGATGCCGATCAAGCCGGCGAGCCCGAATTGTATCGCCCAGTCTTTCAAACAACTTCCTCCTGACAGGAGAGCCGGCACGATAGCCGGCCAGGGTGTTAAGCCATACTCAAGCGAATGACCCCGGCGGGAGAAAAGGGAGGGCTGCTTGAGGACGAACAGTCAAACAGATCACCGCACGCCCGCCGCAACAGGTGCTAGGTTCCGGTTGCTGCCGCCTCTGTCCTCCCGCCTTCCCGGACTGAGCCAGCAGCTCCATCATCACCATTCGGTACGTACCGCTGTGTCCGATATGGGAGACGCCCCGAAAGCGAAAAGACCAGTGACGGCATTCGCCTTCACTGGTCATTTTACGCAGGTTTTCGATTGTTTTTGTCCGCCGTTTGTACGGACTGAAATTTTAGCCCTGGCACAATCCCTGTACCACGAACAATACGTGGAGCTTGCCGATCGCACGCGCCTTGAGGGTATAAAACAGGGTGCGACCGATGTGAACGGATTCGCATATTTGCCAAGGGGGCACGTATTCTTTCTCCATGTACGATGCGATGATGATTTTCCGCTCCAGTTCGGAAAGCCGATTCACGCAGCCGATAACCATTTCGTTGTATCGCATGGCCGCTTCGCGCTTCACCACATAGTCGCCGACCAGTCTGATCGCGGAGCCGCTGAACGTCATGACGAGCTGATGCTCATCCGTCACGCTCGGCAATTCCGACTTCTTCAGGTACAGCAGATTCTCCTTGTAGTTCCGGAACACGCTCTTCACTGCACGCCATTCTTGCTTGATGTCCGTGTCCATCGTCAACCCCCTTCACGATGGGTTACCCGCTTCGAGCAGCCACTTTCTTCAAACTTTCGATCGCTCGCCAGGCTTGTGCCCGCGTCAGCCATTCCGGCTGCTCGACCTTGTAGTATTTCTTCAAAAATGCCTGCAGCCGCTTGGGTTCATCCTGCCAGCCGAGCTCCCGCTCGTAGGCGCGGATCTTCCATATCTGCTTCTTCGTCGCCCGGTCGCCGGTATGATTCTCGCCCGCCTGGTGCGCGCGAAGGGAGAGGATGACGCGATCGAGTTCCTTATCTGAGCACTCTCGCATGCTTTCCTTGCCCGTTTCCCGGCGCAGGATATCGCGGATCTGATCTTCCTGCAGCCCGAGCTTCCGGCCGAGTGCCCAGATGACTTTGATTTGCGGAGGCGCGCTCGTGCGCGCAGCCACTGTCATTTGTCGTACTCCAGGCCGGCAGCGAGCTGCTCTTCGATGAAGATCGTTTTCTTCAGCTGCGTGATCTGCTCCGTTGTCAGTGAGCTGAAAAAGTGGTCGACCGTTTCCCAGTTCCGGTACCGCCGGATCGCGTCGAGTTCTTCTTCACACTCGCCGGTGACGCCGAGGCTCTCCAGTATCCTCTTGTCCTTCAGGTAGTCGCCCTTGAGCTTCTTTTTAGCCATTTTGACCGTCTTATCGCCAAGTCCGAGGCCGCGGAGCACATCCTCGACGGTCAATTCGCTGCTGAAATCGTCCTTGTAAAGGGCGATCAAAGCCTCTTTAAACCGGCTTTCCACGTCGTATTTTACTTCGACCTTGCGAACGATTTTCGCGTTGGCGACTTCGCCGAGGAGCGAAACGAGCTTGATGTAATCGTCAATTTCGAATTTTTCCTTGAAAGTGGTTGAAAAGTGCCCGATCGAACCGAAAATTTGCTTGAACTTGATGTTTTTGTTGTCCATCTCGGCGAATGCCACGGCTTGGAGCTGGGACTTGATTTCGTCCAGCAGCTTCTTGTCGTCCTTCATGCGTTTGTCCAACTTGATCGCCTGATCGACTAGTTGCGCCAGTTCAACGCTCACTCCGCGCGCCCCCTCTCGGCAGCCATCGTATCGACGCACGATACGCATACATGGCGGCCGCCGTGAACGATCATCAGCTCGTCAGATCCGCAGAACAGACATTGCGCCGCGATGCGGCGAAGTTGGATCGTGCCCTGGTCATCGACGGAGACGGCAAATTTTTCGCCGTCCGTCAGACCATAGTCGCGCCGAAGCGCGGAAGGGAGCGTAACGCTGCCCGACTTGCTCAGTTTCTTGTGAAAGTTTTTCATGTGATGATCATCCTTTCCGTTTTCGTTGATCTTCACCGTCGCATAGGACGGCGTGACACATGCCTTCAATGCGGCTGACAATTCGGCCCCATCCTGGCGGGCCTTCCAGATCGCGCAGCTCGCAGTTGCTGGTGATGATTGTCGGCAGCTGCGCATTGTACCGTGCATTCACGATCATGAACAGTCGTTCCGTGACCCAGTCCGATTCCCGTTCAGCACCCAGGTCATCCAGGATGACCAGTTCGCAGGATTGCAGCGCCTGTAGCCGCTGTTCGCTGATCTGCTCCTTGTCGCGGGGGCGTAGCAGCTCCATCAGATCCGGAACGCTGCCGCAGATGGCGCTCCGTACGCGGCCGAGCAGCGCCTGCAGGATCGCGTAGGCCAGGTATGTTTTGCCGGTGCCCGGCGGGCCGATGAAGATCAGCCCGTTCCGACTCTCGTTTCTCAATTCCTCAAATCGATTCGTATACCTGACGGCCATTTCGTAGCCACGACCCTTTTGCCATTCAGGCCGAAAACTCTGCAGCCTGGCCTGCCGGTAGCGGGCGGGAACATTTAGGTCCGGGAACAGCTTCTGCACGCGAAGCGATTCGCGGCGATCAATTTCACACCGGCACTTGCGCCCGGTCCATCCGGTGGCCGTCAAGATAATGCCCGATCCGTCGCAAGCGTTATATGGGCAGCGGATCGTCGGCTCCGACGTAGCGGCTTGCGTCGCCGCCGCGGCCGTATTCTCCGCGAGTCGATCCCGAAGGAACTGCATAATTTCCCCGAGTGACTGCACCTTTCGCATCCCCTTCCTTCCGGACGTTGCGCATGATTCCCCTTGTATACTTTTCCGACTTCCCGACATGCTGCTTGATGTGAACCCGCAGCGCACGCAGCACGGCGTCGACGGGCAGCTTCTCCCAATACTCCAGTTCGCCGCGAATGACCCCGTCGGCCAGCTTGCGCGTCTTGCGTGTCAAGGCGATGACCGCAAAATAGGCGTCGATGGTGCGCTGCTCCTGCTCCGAATACCGCGAGAGAAGAGCGGTGAACGGTTCGTGATTATACCGGAATCGATTCTCCAACTTGCGCCCTCCTTTCCCGTTCGATGCGAAGGATGTCACACGCCTCTTCAATTGGGTAGGCGACAAAGAGATACTGCAGAAATTCGTCTGCCAGCCGCTGTGCTTCCTCACCGAGCTGCGTGAGCCCGATCTGCCGGGAAGTATCCGCGAATTCATGCAATGCAAGACACACACACGCAGCTTCCGTCGGTCCGAATCGATACAACCCGGCTGGCTTCATGCGGTTGGCCAATTGCCCGTAAACGTGCGATAGCACTTTCGCGACAACCGAACGCGATCGAAGCGCGGCACGGATCAGCGTCACTTCACGTGATATCAGCTCCATTTCGATCAAGTCAACACCTCCCTTCGTGCGCCTGCCATCATCAGACGGGGTGGGCGAGTTCCCCGTGAAGCCCGCTATCGGCAGCGGGCGTTTCGGCTATTTTTTCTTGCGTGTCGGCTTTTTGTACGAGCGCTTGTACGTTTGCCCATCCGATCCGGTAGGAGGGAGGGGCGGTAGCTCGCGGAGCCGAACGAGCTGATCGTCAGCAGCCTGCCGATCACCAAGAGTAGTGACTTCCCGCTTCACCTGTGCAGCCAATGGCATCATGCCTCCTCAAATTCAATAACGAGATTTCGGGTATCCGGATCGTAGGACATGTGCGATACGTTACGATCTGGCGGCATCGCTTCTACCTGATGCAGCAAGCTCCGCAAACCGACTCGGACATTCGTTCCATTAAAATGGGTTTCAGAGAATACAATCTTGCACCGATTCGGGTCGCGCTGGCCGGCTACAGATGATGACAATCGCTTGGTCATGGCCTTTATCCTGCGCTACTGATCGCTTTTTTGAGGGTGTCACATTCGATCCAGGCCAGATGCAGGCGCGTCTCGACTTCGTCCAGATACTGCAGCAAGTTCACACGTCCTTCGGTCGTTGCAACGATGTACATGAAATTCGAATCCGTATACACCTTGTACACTTGTCCCAGATCGCGGATCAGCTCGATGCGAAGCGCCGCAATGCAATTTTGCTTGAGCGGGAGGAGCGTAAATCCATCCTGCATCCTGGTCTTCACGAACGCGATCACGGCGTCCAGGATCAGCTGCCGGCCTTTCTCTTGGCCAAATGCTGCGATAACGGCATCGTAATCCATCGGAATAAGTTCAATCATGCCCGTGCCTCCTCCGCGCGTTCCTGTTTAAGTTCATCCTGCAACGTCTCGACATACTCCCGATTCGCCTTGATGAGTAAGAACCGCACTTTTTTGGGAACCTTTTCGGGTGGAAGAATCTCGGCGATATCGGCGATCAACAGATCAGTGACTTTTCCGATCAGCTCGACCAACGCGAACGCGACCCTCTCCCGGCTGCGATATTTCGTCAATTCCTTGTCGAGCTCTTGCATAGCATCGCTCACCGCAAGCGCCTGCATTTCAACCGATTGCCCGCGACTGACAAGCGGGAATTTCAGCCAGATACGCTCCGTGTCGTCGCGATCAGGGGAAGAAGCGGGTTGCGATGCTTCAGCAGTTGCGGGAGTGCTTGGCGGTTCGGGTTGTTCCGGCAATGCGGCCGGCGGTTCCGGCGGCGCCGGCAAACTGGCTTGATACGCGGCCAGTGCAGCTTGCTCCGCATCATTCGTCAACACTTTCCACTTGCTGAGCCTGAAATCGAGCACAGTCGGCAGGACGTTCCATTCTTCTGCGATCTCGGAGCGAGTTTTGCCCATCACGCGGAGCAGCAAATATTCCTCTTTCGTATGCCTGGCTTGAGCCATTGAAATCACTCCTTCCTATTAGTCGCCGATCGGCCGCTTGCTCCGATTGGCGGTCAAGCATGCAACCAGTTCCTGAGGGTCGTCTGTGATCAGATCGGCGAAGCCGTACATAACGTCGTACTCACCCGGCGGGAAGACGGGGTGGAAGATCAGCAACCGCTTCCCAGTTCCTTTGGCGTAACCGGCCTCCAGGTGGGCCGAACGTCCGGCCGGCAGCATCAGCACCACCACGTCGGCCCAGTCCAGCATTTGCTTGTCCTGCTCGTACGCACGGCGCGCCGGTTCATGCTGCAGCAAACTTCTGGCATCCAGCTTCTCGATGCCCGGAAGATCCGCTGCACGAAACACATATCGACCGCGGGAGTCGTCGGTAAAATCATCTACTTCGAAACCCTTTCCCCGCAGATATGCCGCCATTTCCTTGACGGCCGATTCGTTCTTCCAGCTGGATGCGAGGTAAATTTTTTTCATCGAATGCCTCCTCGTTTCCGAATAATGGCCTTGATCATATGACCGTTGCCTTCCTGTAGTTCCCCGTCCGCGATCCGCTTGACGCGGTACCGCCAGGAGGAGGCAATGTAGCGCTTATCGATCACTTCCGCCTCGACCAGTCTCGCGCCATCCCGCTTGTAGCCGCCTGGCAGGGGAGAGGGGACCAGCCGCGGTACGCGGACAATATCGCCAACCTCTGCCGTCTCACGCATATGCAGGATGTCCTTGCAGCGGCGGAGCACGTCACGTTTCAGAGCTTGCCGCTGCTTGACGGTCATCTTGGCGGGATTGCGACAGTACTCCCGCAGGCGCATCGCACGCAGCGCGCGATCAAATCCCCCCCCCATTGTCCGCACTTTCAATGGCCAATTTTTCTACGCATCCGAGACGATCCAGCCATTGGAATTTGTTCGTCGGCTGCGCTTCATCGTCCAGTTCCGGCACGTCCGTCTCTGCCTTGAAAACGCCAGTCGGGTCAAGCACGAACGACTTGCCCGTCGTTTGTTCGATGATCCGCCATTGCCGCTCCGGTTCGAGTTGATAGGTGGCGGCATAACATGCCAGTTCGAACTGTTCCCATCGTTCCGCCTGGTCGAGCGAATCAGCGTGAGGCGCGTAGATGCCAGACACGATGTCCTGAATGACATACATGGCTACCGCCTCCTTCGCTAATTTGCCTGCTGGTATCGTTCCATCTTGACGGCAACCCGCTTCAAAAGCCGGCAGACTTGGAATTGACTGCATCCGACTTCCGCTCCGATTTCCCGCTGCAGCTTTCCGGCCGAGCGCAATTGCAGCACGCTTCGCTCCATTGCTGTCAAGGTTTCGTAAAACTCGCGCACCACCATCTCGCTGTCATCATCGGACTGGGGCAGTAGCGCTTCAATCGCCGTCTTCTGATCCGCGCCGGTGTAAATTTCGTACGAGAGCGATAGTACGGCTACCGAGTAGCAGGCCAATGCACGTTTCACCAGTGCAACGCTGCAGTTGACCCGTTGAGCGATCGTTTCCGGATCGTCTTCCAGCAACCGCAACCGCTTGATCCTGGTGAACAACTCCCGCTCCATCCGTGGGATCTTGACGCCGTAGCAGCCGCAATCGCGAACGTAACGTAGAATGCCAGTACGGATCATGTGAACGGCGTAAGTCGAAAACTGCAATCCCCTGGTCGGGTCAAACCGATCTACCGCTAGAATCAGACCGATGCAACCTGCGCTGAAAAGGTCTTCTGCTTCCAGCCCGTGAACACGATTTCTGAAGTGGAACCGTTTGGCTACCATCCCAACAAGGGGAAGATGCTGCTCAATCATGGCATTGCGATCTGGATTCATCGCTTCTGCACCTCCCCGATCGGGACGCCAAGTTCTCCGGCGTAATGCAGACCGACCAGTATTGTATTGCCGAATGAGAGCCGCGACAGTACCTTCAGTGCGACGATATGACCGGCGTCTGTCAACGCGTATTCGCCGTTTGCGGTTCTGCTGACATGCCCCTTGGCGATGAGCTCATCCATGACAAGATTCGGGTACAGGTGCTTGGCGATCATAGGAAGATCCCCATCGTCCGTGCCATGGCGCGGATGCCTTTCGCAGCAATGTCGCCGTTGTTGGCCGCGTTCGTAAATACATGAACCGCGCCACGCAAGCCGTATTTGCTGTGGCAGATATCAAGCAGCAAGTTCGACGCGTCGGGATCCTGATGACCGAACACCTTCTGTACATCGTCCAACACGAAATGATCAGTCAAGAGCTGCTTGCGCCAGCCGATCCGGCTGAAGAGCTGAGCAAATTCCGCTTGCTGCCGGCCGACCATCTTGGTATATACCGTCTCGTTGCCGACCAGGACGATGGCCACGTCGGCCGTTTCCTGGATGCCGCGGATATTTTCGAGCGTCTTCAGCGTCAGATGCTGCGCCTCGTCGATGATGATCATTTTGTCGCTGCCGGTCAGTCGGTCTGCCAGCTCCAGGTAAAGATCGTCAATATGGCCGCCGCGGACAGTTTTCAGCTCCCGTGCCAAGTATTTAAAGAATGATTTCGGATTGCTGAGCGCGGGGGCAGCTGTCAGAAGCACGATATCCGTTTTGCCCCGGGCCCATTCCTGCAGCGTACGCGTTTTGCCGACGCCGGCGTCGCCATGAATAACGCTGATGTTGCGCTTCAGACGTGCGTATTCGAGCGTCCTGATGACGTGCTGGGAGATCGATGTCATGGCGAAGGGGATGTCCTGGACGCCGGCCACGTTCTGACGCAGCGTCTCCTTCTCCAGCATTTCGGCAATGCGCCGTTCGACCGTCTCCGGGTTCGGATATTTGCCAGCCAAGTACTGGCTCATGGCACTCTCAGAGATGCCTAGCATTTTCGCTGTGGCCGACTGTGACAGGCTGTTGTCCCGCATATAGGATATGATGCGTTCCTTCATTAGAGGTATTCTCCTTTCAAGGTGCGTGCGAAATAGGTATCACTACCGATGGCGCCCGATCCGGCACCACGTCGTTCGAAACGATAGAAATAACGCCCCCCGGAAAACACGATCTGTACCGGTTCCCCGTGTGCTCCCCATACATGCGTTGGCACCCAGGGCATCCCGGGCGGAAATACATCCCGGAGTTCTGGCTGGCGGCACGTATGCCGCAGTGGGGGAGGAGCGGGTTTCAACATCGACTGTCCTGAACATATTGTGAATAAGTCGGATAAACTTACAGCAGCGGCCCCGTCCATGTACAGGCCAATCCTACACGCGAGGAATGCTTTGGCTTCTCCGTAAGTGCCACCGGCTCGTTTATTGGCGATCTTTTCGCGCGGATGAGCGGCATGATCGCCTTCCACTTGAAAGATAAATGTTCGTCCGTCGATGCGAAGGATGGCACGCATCCTCCCAGCATTCGTTGTCTCCAGATGCACAGCCGGGAAGAGATCCAACTGTACCGCGTTCATTCGCCACGATCGCCTCGTTTCTTCGCATTTTCAATCATGCGTGACAGGTCGATGAGGTTGTCGTCTTCCGCGCCGGCCGCCATGGCCGAGCGCCGTTCGTCATAGCGTACCGGCTCCAGTACACCGGCATCGTAGCTGCGCGCCTGGTCGGCTTCGATATTCGCCTGCGACGCACGCATTAGCACGTCCATCGGGGCGGGTGCCTGGATACTGGCGGCGATTTGCTCCATATACCCGGTAACCTGTTCACGCTGCTTTTTCCGCATCGCAGCAACCCTCTTGATCGCGGCGAGGTCCTGTTCGCCCCCATACCCACCGGCATCCAGCCATTCAGCCGTGAGCAGGAATCGTTCGTCTTCATCATATACACGCACGCTGCTCAAATTTTCCGGGTTGTATCGCACGTATACCGGCTTCTTGAGATGTCCGAAAATGAGATCCGGATGCGTGAACCAAAGCTTGATGTCGCCGAACTTCAGGTACACGCCATTGCGGTCGACCAACTGCGATTTTGCACTACGCAGCAGCATCAGGTTCAGCTGATCCTCGGTGGCAGTGCGTTTTGTCACCAAATTTTGCTCGTAACAGGCATTGGGCGTCAGCCCGTTCAGCCCAGCTGCCGAAGATTCCTTCATGTTGTACCAGCCTTCGGCATATGTTTCGAGCTTGGCGGCAATTTCCGATAAGAGCGGGATGTCCTTATCCTTCTTCAGGATTCCTTCCAGCCGTTCCGGTTTCCAATCCGGCCGTCCGCCGGTATAGGTCAGGATCAGGCGGGAAAATTGCTCTTTGAATTCCCGAAACGCCCGTTCCACGATTTTGGCTTTCGCGTTGCCCACCTTGGCGTTGACCATGTCCACCTGCAGCCGGCCGAGAATAGATGTGCCATAACTGGCCGATTCGGATGTTTTCCTTTTGCCACGTCCGCCGAAGTCGCTGACCAGGAATTCCCGGCCGTTGTCGAGGTAGACTGCCTTCGGTACACCCCATTTTTCCACCGCTTTGCGAAAGGCGATGATGACGCCATCGGAATTGGAGCTTTCGCAAAGATGAATGGCCAATGTCTTTCGGCTACGGATATCCTGCCAAACAACGACGTGCGGCCGGAATACTCGTCTTGTCCAATCATCGCGAACCATGATGTCCAACGTGTGAAAGTCCGCCACCCATACGTCGTTAGAGTCCAGGAATTCGTAAATGCGGCGAACGAACGGCATAGCTTCGTCCTCCAGCTTCTTCTTCCCGGAGCGAAAGTAATCCAGGACTGCCTTCGGAATCTTCTTCGTTTCCCGGTAGAAGCTGTCTACTGCCGGGAGCGGGAGCAATTCGGGCATGTCCAGCTTCGCCCAAGCAAGCAGCAGATTGTGACAATGCAGCACGGTCGGTTGGGCTTCGTCGAGCCACCACTGCAAGAATACGGACCAAGCAATTTCGGGTATTTTCGACGATCCCTTGTCGGCTCGATCGGCGCGGCCATCTGCAAGCGCCACTTCGCCGAGATCGCGGAACAATTTCCACTTGTGAAACAAAGTTCGCTCCGTGAGCGGAAGGTGTGGATGCCACCGATTGTATTCAGTGACGAATTCCTTCGTTTTTTCCGTCTTCTGCTTCGGGAATTCTGCTATAGTTCTGCGCCAATCATCCAGGATGCGACGCCAGTGCGCTGCTTGCTCACGCTGTCTATCTGAGAGGTCGTCCAGCGATTTATCATGAAGTCGTTGCGCTGGAGCGGGTTTCTCAGGTATAGAAACATTCTTGAATTTATGGTAGTATTTCGCTTGCGCTTTAGCCGACAACTCGGAAAGAGAAATACGATGTTCATAACCTTGTTGTGTAGCTTCAGAAGGGACCTTGGAGACCTGAATTTTTCTCCTATTGATCTTCTGATACACACCCATTTTTGTTATTCCTTCTAGTTCGGCTGCTTCTGCCACGCTCAAGAGAACGCCCACCGCAATCCTCCTTCTCTGCTGCGGCATAGGTGTGATATACTATTTACTGGAACAATCGTTTGAAGAGTCGCCCTGGCCGGCGGCTTTTCTCATTTCCACCTGATGCAAATCCAACATGTCTTGCACGGTCATGAATGAAGCTAGGCGAAGAGTGCCGTAAATCCTTCCATCCGCATCACACACAGCTCTACAGATTTCGCAAAAATACGCTCCCGATCCGCTCAAATAATCACCTCCCTTCAAGAATGAAAAATCAATTGACGTGATCTTCCAGTTGGAGTGCCTTTACGACCTTTTCTTGGTGTGTACGCCTCCGGCCGGTGATAAGGTCGGAAAGTCGACTTTTCGGAATATCAATGGATTTCGCGAATGCTTGTTGATCCATTTGTCTTTCGGCTAGTCGTTGCTTGATTCGCCAGCCTAGCGGTGTGATTTCACGCTTTCTGGACATTTTCAATCTCCTCCGTTCCGACAATCTTTCCCATAGAGATATAGCCACTAGCTTGATATAATTGGTGATGAGGTTACCAAAAATATCTAAGTTCATATTATCGTCTTATAGGACGAAAATCAAGAAATTTATTCCTATAGGACGAAATTCGTCGTGATTTTATTTGGCTACATGTATTAAGTTGAAGGAGCATATAAATGGGAGATTTTAAGCAACAAATAGGAGAGAGGATAAAGGAGAAACGAAATGCACTGGGGCTCACATTGGATGACGTCGTAGCGCGAACCGGCATTTCAAATAGTGCTTTAAGTAAAATTGAGCGAGGAGCAGTTTCTGTCTCTGCGGAAAACCTTTGGAGCATAAGCCAGGCGCTAAAAGTTTCAGTAGAATGGATTCTGAGTGGGAAAGAAAATCCGTCCCATAAGACGGAAGATATCGCGCACCCTCTTTTTTTTAATGAAAAGTGGAAATTCAGTTACCAGAATATATTTGATGATGAAGACAGAGCATTCATTGATCGCTATATCGACTATGTCCAGGATCGGAAGAAGATCTCTGAGCTACGATCCCCGCCACCTCAATACGAACCCTTGACGCCCCATCTTACAAAAAGTACATCGCTTATCCAGGAGCCGAAATCTGAGTATCAGACTTCGACGATAATCCCTGTTGTCGGCTATTCCGCCGCGGGCAAACCAATCGAGATGATCCGTGAAACTGAAGGTAGACTTCGCGTTCAGGAGAAGTACCGAAATTGTTTTGCGGTAAAAGTTAAAGGTGATAGCATGATAAACGCTGGAATTCTAAATGGCGGGTGTGTAATAGTTCGTCGGCAAGAAGAAGTACAAAACGGGCAAATCGCACTTGTCGCTGTAGATGACCATGTGACAATAAAGCGGTTTAAGTTAGAAAATGGAATGGCCGTTTTGGCTTCTGATAATGACAATATAAATACAATGATCTATGATCCTCAGAAAAAAAACATGAAAATTCTGGGGTTGATTGTTGAAGTACTAACCCCGGAACAGACCGAGAAAATGTCCTTTTTCGGTTAAATCCGTATTTTTATTCACGAATATGCATAATTGCTCTCATTTTTTTGTTTATACCCTCTATACTTCTTTTCGATCTTAAACTCGAAAAAACCGTGATTTCATTGGCTGCAGCTGCTCTAAACATTAAATTAAGGATGTTTAGACCATACCACCTTCATTGACCTACTAGATATCTGGTTTCATTGAAGACTTTAAACGGCAAATTCTCTATTAAAGTTGATTTTTTGCTGTATTAAAGCCTTATTGAAGATTTTTGCAGCGTTTTTGAATAAATAAAAAGGAGCTCGTCCAGAATCGTTGATTAACTAACGATCCTTTGGATGGCTCCTTTTTTTGCAAACTTGCCGCGTCCCAGAATTTTGCGGTTAAAAGTCCCAAATCCCGCGTCTTCCAAGGCTTTCCCGCACATTCTCGACTTTTCCCACAAAAACGTTTTTTCTGCAATCTATCTTGAAAAATCACA